TCAGCAAAAGTTCGATTTATTCAACAAAGCCGATTTTAAGTCTTGTAAAGTTAACTTATTGTGAATGAATGCATGTATTGTTCTCACTCGCTGTGAACCATCAACAATTTCAATACGACCATCTAATTCTGGGTCTTCAGACAGAACATCAGCAGTAAAAATATATGGAATTGGAAAACCTAAGATTAAGGATTCAATCAAGCGAGACTGCCTTTTTTCACTCCAAACGAAATCCCTCTGATAATCAGGAACAAATAATTCGTTAGTATCGTCTTCTAAACCACTGTGATACTTGTTAACCAAAAGTTCCACGGTGAACTCTTTTGTTTCGAAATCAACATCTTTTTGTTCCGAACGAACCTGTTCTTCGGCGTCTTGCTTGAAAATCTCTAGTTGAGCAAACAGCTCTGCTCTTCTTTTGGGGTCCTCTTCGGTTTTTAGTTGTGCTTTTAACTCTAGAATGTTCATTTTCTGTCCTCTAACGACCGTTATCATCTGAAGTAACAAGCATAACGGATATTGATACAGAAATGCCATTATGCTACTGAAATTGCGCGATCATTTTATGTTTTTGTTATGGTCGGCAGGTCTGACGTGCTTTCGCTTATGTCATGCAGGTGCATGAAAGCGGGAGCCTAAAGCAGGTGTAGCGGGCCTACAAGCGCGTGTTATGTGTGAAATGGTGAAATCCGACGCATTTACTGGGACGTTGACAAGTTGGCGTGGAAGCAAGAATCTCGTAGGGGTAAGAAAATAGTACCTCCCAGAATGTGACGTAGATACCCAATATGGATGCATGGAAGTTGACGTGAGTTTGTAGGCGTTGTATTGAATTCTGCTCTGAGATAAAACTAAAACAATATGAAGGGGTTTTGATGAAAACAACATACAGCTATGATTTTCAGTACCTCCGTAAAGGGCAACAGCGCCCAGATGATGATGGAGATGTAGTTGCGTGTAACTCAAATGATAATCCATTGTTAATGTTGCCTAATGTAGGTGACTATATCTCGATCACGAATAAAGGCGGGCGCGCGCAGTTTGATGGAAAAGTGAAAACAAGGTTGTTTTCATATGTCCGTATTGATGATGACCATGTCCACTGCTCAATTTGTATTGTGGTTGAAGAGGTAGATATGGATCAGATATGGGGAACATTAATTAAAGAATAAAAGAATCGCCTGCAGTCGCTGGCGATTCTTTAGCTGTCGGCAATGCCAGGCGTGCAAAATTCGAACTGCATCACTTTTTCTCCTATCCACTTATTCAATTCTTGCCGTTATTTCTGCAGTGATATCAGTAGTTGACGACAAAGGCACGGAGGCCTTTTCAACATCCCCAAAGCCGCCGGTATTTTGGGGAATAATTCCCATCATCTGCGGTTGTACGCGGTGCGCTGCCATTCACTGAGGCACTTATAAGTGCTAATTTGCCACAGATGTGTCAGACGCCAGCAGCGACTTAAACTATAATCCCCTCTATACCAGAGGGGATGTAGAAGTAGGTCTACCCCATCATGTGTCGCATGAAAAAGCGTCTTAGTAGCCTAGGGATACAAGGAAAACAAAAGATGGTATTTTTTCTAAAAAAAACATCACTTCTGGTTTGCGCTGTTCTTATATCAAATGTGGCATTTGCTGTTGATAATAAAGGGCTTTGTTGAATAAATCAGATTTCGGGTAAGTCTCCCCCGTAGCGGGTTGTGTTTTCAGGCAATACGCACGCTTTCAGGCATACCTGCTTTCGTCATTTTGTTCAGCGCTCGTACCAGGGCCATAGCCTCTGCAACCTGACCATCGTAGTCACGCAGCGTCAGTGAACCCCCGAACAGCTGTTTTACCCGGTACATCGCCGTTTCCGCTATCGAGCGACGGTTATAATCTGTTGTCCATTTCCACCGCGCATTACTCCCGGTCAGCCGCTGATTCGCAACAGCACGGTTACGGTCTGCATATTCACCGGGCCAGTAACCCGCGCCTTTTCGGGGCGGGATAAGCGCGCTGATTTTCTTACGCCGCAGTTCATCGTGACAGAGCCGGGTGTCGTAAGCGCCGTCTGCCGATGCTGCCCTGATTTTTCTGTGAGTCTGCCGGATAAGACCCGGGAAGGCTTCTGAGTCCGTCACATTGTTCAGCGACAGGTCTGCACAGATGATTTCATGTGTGTTGCTGTCAACTGCCAGATGCAACTTTCGCCATATACGACGGCGTTCCTGGCCGTGTTTTTTGACTTTCCATTCGCCTTCACCAAAGACCTTCAGCCCGGTGGAATCAATCACCAGATGCGCGATTTCACCCCGGGTGAACGTTTTGAAACTGACATTAACCGACTTTGCGCGCTTGCTGACACTGGTGTAATCCGGGCAGCGCAACGGAACATTCATCAGTGTAAAAATGGAATCAATAAAACCCTGTGCAGCCCGCAGGGTCAACCTGAACACGCGTTTAATGACCAGCACAGTCGTGATGGCAAGGTCAGAATAGCGCTGAGGTCTGCCTCGTGAAGAAGGTGTTGCTGACTCATACCAGGCCTGAATAGCTTCATCATCCAGCCAGAAAGTTATGGAGTGAAGTGGTCAACAAAAACTGGCCACCGCGTTAGAGTTTTTCCAGTATCGGTTTTCTGATTCGTTTGGCGGTAACCCACCATTATATTCGTGCGGTCTTAGTGCGCTGTAATATCCAACGATATAGTCCGTTATTGCGTGAGCTGCATCGCTGAAGCTTACATAGCCCGTCGCCGGCACCCATTCGTTCTTCAGACTCCTGAAGAAGCGCTCCATTGGGCTGTTATCCCAGCAGTTTCCACGCCGACTCATACTCTGCCTGATCCGGTATCGCCACAGTAACTGCCGGAACTGCCTGCTCGTATAATGGCTGCCTTGATCGCTGTGGAACATCACCCCGACGGGCTTACCACGGGTTTCCCATGCCATTTCCAGTGCTTTCATGGTGAGCCTGCTGTCCGGCGAGAACGACATGGCCCAGCCCACTGGTTTTCTTGCGAACAGGTCGAGAACAACGGCGAGGTACGCCCAGCGCTTACCCGTCCAGATATAGGTCACATCACCGCACCACACCTGATTTGGTTCCGTTACGGCGAACTGTCGCTCAAGATGATTCGGGATAGCAACGTGCTCATGACCGCCACGCTTATACCGGTGAGTCGGCTGCTGGCAACTGACCAGCCCCAGCTCTTTCATGAGTCTGCCAGCAAGCCAGCGCCCCATCTGGTAACCTCTCTGGGTTGCCATTGTGGCGATGCTTCTTGCTCCGGCAGAGCCGTGGCTGATGCCATGCAGTTCAAGTACCTGACTGCGTAATACAGCCCGTCTGCCGTCTGGCTTTTCAGGACGGTTTTTCCAGTATTTGTAGCTGCTGCGATGAACCCCGAACACATGGCAGAGAGTGGCCACAGGATAACGCGCCCTGAGTTTCCCGATTATCGAGAACTGTTCAGGGAGTCTGACATCAAGAGCGCGGTAGCCTTTTTTAATATTTCATTTTCCATTTCAATACGTTGTAGCTTTTTCCTGAGCTCACGGATTTCAATTTGTTCCGGGGTAATGGGGGAGGCTTTTGGTGTTTTGCCCTGCCGTTCATCACGTAATTGTTTCACCCATCGCGTCATTGTGGAAAGGCCGACATCCATAGCGCTGGCTGCATCTGCCACGGTGTAGTTCTGGTCAACGACCAGTTGAGCGGATTCGCGTTTAAACTCTGCGCTGAAATTTCTTTTTTTCATTATGACACCTGTGTTGTTCTGAGGTGAGCATATCACCTCTGTTCAGGTGGCCAAATTCAGTAAACCACTTCAGAGCCACGGTTGATGAGGGCTTTATTGTAGGTGGGCCAGTTGGTGATTTTGAACTTTTGCTTTGCCACGGAACGGTCTGCGTTGTCGGGAAGATGCGTGATCTGATCCTTCAACTCAGCAAAAGTTCGATTTATTCAACAAAGCCAGGGGGAGGCTGCAAAACACTTTTGTGTAGCTATAAAAGTTGGTATCAAGGCTGTGTTTTTATTTTAAGCAACCTAATAGGTTCGTTTACCATGATTAACAACGTCAAATGTTCTCGGGTTGTCATCAAACAACTTTTTAGGTTGTTTTCTTATCTGACAAAACAATTTGTTTTATTGCTTGTGTAATTCGATGCTCATTTGTCACCATAGATGTTGTGCGGCTATTTGTGTTTATTTAAAACACATGTCACTTTAAGGCATGTTGTTGTATTTATTGGGTTTTATTTTTTTTGAAATATTTCTTGATGTATTTATGTGTTGTGGTATTAATTAGGTTGTGTAATGCTTGTATCGATACCATTTCATTTTCTTGGGGCGTTTGTGTTTGTTTGAGTAATTTCATTAGGTCAGACTTGGGGTTTTTTAGGGAATGTATGGGTTTAACTCGGTAACAGTTAATCAATATATGGAGGTGGTGTGGTTAAGCGTGTCAAAACTCTTTCTAATAATACCTGGTACGATGTTGTGAGGAGAACCGATGGTGCAATTATTTACAGCTTTCCAGCAGAAGGAAGGCATCTTGTATATAGGGTTAACGGTGTAGTTTCGGTGCGGCCACTGTTGTCCGATGAAGAGATTTTTACGTTAAACGGGTTTATGAAATTTGCAGAAGAATTGGGCTACCGCATTATTCCACCCTCTGATAATATGTAATCAACGGCCTGAACAACCGTTAACCTACTGCGCCACGGAGAGAAACCATGGCGCAATTGCACTTAGTAAAACAGTCTCAAGGTATCCTGATCCCCGCGACGCCGGAGACCAGTGATTTTCTGCAATCAAAATGCAAGCTCGGATCCGTTCTGGAAGCCGATTATAAGCTTGTCCGTAATCCGGCGTTTCACCGCCGTTTCTTTGCTTTACTCAATCTCGGTTTTGAATATTGGGAACCTACCGGCGGGGCGATTTCGTCTAATGAGCGCAGGCTTATCACAGGTTACGCCAAATACCTTGCTGCATATGGCGGGAGTGAATCGGCGTTACTTGATGCCGCCGGGCAATATCTCGACCGAATAGCCGAGAAGCGATCCGGCTATATCAGTATTTGCAAATCATTCGATGCTTACCGGGCGTGGGTCATCGTTGAAGCCGGCCACTATGACGCCATACAGCTGCCGGACGGCACGCTGAAAAAACACCCTCGCAGCATTTCTTTCGCAAGCATGGACGAATGCGAGTTCCAGGAACTGTACAAAGCATCGCTGGATGTTCTCTGGCGGTGGATCCTCTCTCGTTCATTCAACAGCCTGCAGGAAGCCGAGAACGCCGCAAACCAGCTTTTAAGCTTCGCGGGGTGATGCCGATGAAACGCTCATGGTTTCACCATCTCGAATGCACAACGCAGCAGGCCGAAGAATTGGTAGCGAGATATCGTCAGCGGGGCGTAAAGGTCGAACGAAGCTTAAACCCTGACTTTATAACATGGACCGTCAGCGCGCAGCTGGTGGAGGACAAAAATCCGCCGCGGCCAAACTCTCGCTGGCGCAACAGGATGTGGGGGTGAGTATGGCGAACCTACGCAAAGAGGCGCGTGGCCGCGAATGTACCGTGCGGATCCCTGGTTACTGCAACGGCAACCCGGAAACCAGCGTGCTGGCGCATTACCGCCTGGCGGGTACGTGCGGCACAGGATGCAAGCCTGACGATACTCAGGCGGCGATCGCCTGCAACGGGTGCCATGACGTAATCGACGGCAGAACTAAAACCACCGATTTCACCTACGACGAATTGCGCCTGATGCACGCGGAGGGGGTAATGCGCACCCTGGAAATCTGGCGGAAAGAGGGACTCATTAAATCATGAAAATCTACGATATCACGCCCATCGGCAAACCCAGGATGACCAGAGCTGATAAGTGGAAGCAGCGTCCGGCGGTAATGCGCTACCGGGCATTCTGCGATGAGGTCCGTCTGAAGAACGTTGCTATGACGGAGCAGGGCGGACACATAACCTTCGTGGTTCCCATGCCAAAGAGCTGGAGCCAGAAGAAGCGAGTAACGATGAACGGACAGGCACACCAGCAGAAACCAGACGCCGATAACATGATCAAAGCGCTGATGGATGCTCTGTTTACTGATGACGCACATATCTGGGACTTTCGTGTAACAAAAGTCTGGGGTGAATCCGGACAAATTTTAATTTCTGATATCGGAGAAGTGGCCGCATGAAACTGGAAGCATCGTTAAAGCATTTCAGCCCGCAGGGGATGCATATCAGCGACGACGTGAAAAGCACATCGCCGAATCGACTGACCGGAACAGATGTTATGGCGGCCATCGGTACCACCGGCAGTCGTGCGCGCTTCGGCCTTGCCGCTTTCCTCGGAAAGGCTGGTATCAGCAAAACGGACGAACAGCTTGCAATTCAGGCGCTGGCGCAGTTTGCCATCAAAAACGCTCCTAAAAATGTCCGCAAAGCCGCTGGTGACAAGCTCGGCGCCTGCATGTTGACGCTGGCGCAATTTGCCTTTGCGGAATACTCACGTTCGGCGGCCACCAGAGCAACGTGTCAAAGCTGCAGCGGTACCGGCTTTATTTCCCGCCATGAAGATGTAATTAAGCACCCCGGTATTTTCGATGCTGACGGTGTCGAAGTGAAGGCCCCAAAGATTAGAAATGAACTGGTGAAAAGGGTCTGTGGAGTGTGCGGAGGAAAGAAAGTGATCCATGCGCGATGCAGGTGTAGTGGTAAAGGGGAGGTCTTAGACCGCAAAGCGACCAAAGAACTTGGCGCACCGGTTTTCAAAACATGTGAACGCTGCTCTGGTAATGGCTTCTCTGTTGTACCCTCTGCGACGGTACACCGCGCCATTCTGAAGCGTCTCCCGGATCTCCATCAGTCTTCGTGGTCACGCAACTGGAAGCCGTTCTATGAAGGGCTGGTGGATATGCTTCACAAAGGAGAGAGACAGGCAGCGGCTGAATTTGAGAAGGCGACCATTTATTGATGTGATCGAAACAGATGGCGGCAAATTTTTGCACGATAGAGTTGACTTTGCATAAAATTGTCCTGTATTCTTCTAATCATGGATACGTACATCCAAATGAAACTGATTCTGAACCCTGCCAACCGGCGGGGTTTTGCTTTTCTGGGGGAAGCGATGCAGCAGCCATATTTTTTTAATCCGGGCATGACCACTCAACAGCTTGAAGACTGGCTTGGGCAACAGAAAATCTATCTTGCCCACTTCAACCGTCTGATAGCAGAAAAAGCCGCTCTTGAGGAGCGGCTGAGTCAGATCTCTGCGGAGATTGGGCGAGTCGCTACTGGTAGCTTTGAAGGAATACTGAGTTTTCCCTGGGATCCCAGTCCTCTTGTGGAAAATCCTCAACAGGATAGTGGCCAGTCGGCAGATTGAGTGACGCCAGGACAGCGGCAGCATCTTCTGACATATAACTGGGCTTTAGTTGACTGGCAATGATAAAGAGACAGTCGTTTAGCGAGAGTCTTCTAATCTCTTCAGGTTTCCACTTGGTCATTTCGAAGATAAGGTGATGAAGAGCCTTATCGTTATCAAGATAATAATAATCCGATGAAAAATGTTTCCTGTACTCATCGAGAATACATTCAAGAGTGAATATTTGTCCTATTCGATACCAAACCTGCCTGGCTCTGTAACTGTGTGAGTCTGCCAGTAATGTTTGGGGGAAGTTGTTATTTTGACAAACCCGGGACTTGATTATCTGTAAAAGGTCTGAGTACTTACTCATATTTTCACCAGTTGATATTTTAATCATTTGCGAATCAATTTTATCAAAGAGAAAAACAAGCCGCTACACGCTGATAACATCAGGCTGGGCGGTTATGGTGAGCCGATACCTCAGACAAGCAGAGTATTGAAACCAGAAAGACTGAATGTTAAATTTCTGGTGTGGTGAATCCCCCTATGCGGAGGGGCATTGCCAGTCTGATATGTTTTTTTGCGCATTGCGAGTCGTCTGTGGACTGGCGGCGACTTACCGGGAGGCACCCGGCACCACACCTAATAAAAAATGATGATAGCTGTAAGGCCCACTTCGGTGGGCTTTTTCTTTGGGCAAAAAAAAAGCCCGCATGGTTTCATGCAGGCAAGGCAGTTACATTTAGATTTTGTCCCGGTATATGTTTTTTTGTCCGGAAGTCGAAAGATACTGTCTCGAATACATTTTGTAAATAACGGATTCAAATCACAAGGCCATGCATTTGCATGGCTTTTTTATTATCAGGTCCCGCAGGAATCATCATCGACACGCTTCGTTGTTAAATCCAGCCTGACGGGCCTGACCCTTTTCAAACACACAGCTTCCCGATCTTCCATCGGAGGCGGTAACTATGGCTAAACGTATGCAAGACAAAGAGAGCATTGCCGGGATGTCCTGGCTGGTTCTGCTGATCATTGCTTGCTGGGGTGGACTTGTCCGCTACCTGATAGATGTGAAGCAGAGCAAGGCAACATGGAGCTTGATCAATGCTCTTGCCCAAATGGTGGTTTCAGGGTTTACCGGCGTTATTGCTGGCCTGGTGAGCATTGAAAGCGGACTGAGCATTTACATGATACTGGCCACTTCCGGAATTAGCGGGGCAATAGGTTCTGTTGCTTTGACCTATTTCTGGGAACGCATTACCGGAGTTAAGGCGCCATGACAGCAGATCAGATTATCGAGGGGATCCTCGGCAAGGAGGGTGGTTATGTCGATCATCCGTCGGATAAAGGCGGGCCGACCCGCTGGGGCATCACGCAGACCACCGCCCGTGCACATGGCTACACCGGTGATATGCGGAACCTGCCCAGGGAAACAGCAAAGCAAATCCTGCTGAGCGATTACTGGACCGGCCCCCGGTTTGACCAGGTGGCAGCTCTATCTACGTTACTGGCAGATGAGCTTTGCGACACTGGCGTGAACATGGGGCCATCTGTAGCCAGTAAGTTTTTCCAGCGCTGGCTGACCGCAATGAATATGCGCGGAAAGCTGTATCCCGATCTGATTCCGGATGGTGCCATTGGTCCCCGAACCATCACCGCGCTTAAGGGATACCTTTCCGCCCGCGGGAAAGAGGGGGAACAGGTTCTGTTGCGTGCGCTGAACTGCAGCCAGGGTGCCAGATACCTCGAACTGGCGGAGGGCCGCGAAGCCAACGAGGATTTTCTCTACGGCTGGGTTAAGGAGCGTGTCCTGTGAAGATGATCATTTTCGCTTTGCTTGTGCTGGTGGCTGTGCTCGTTCTGTTACTTCTGCGCAAATATACCCGGCTGGAGTTCGTAGGGCATGCCAGCTTGCTGCTGAAAACGTGGTCTGTAAAGCTGGGAGCTATCGGCGCGCTGGTTGGTGTATGGGCGCAGTCGTTCCCGGATGCTGCGCTGCACGCCTGGGCGGTGCTGCCGCCGGATATCAAAAACATCCTGCCGCCAAACATCGTTGCGTTGATTAGCCCTGCGCTGGTGGTGCTGGCCGTACTATCGCAATACGTACGCCAGCCAGCATTGAAAGAAAAGGCCGACGAACTGAAGGAGCAGCAATGAGCTTTGAAATTATCGCGGGACTGGTGGTCGTCATCCTGGGTGCTATTGCTGGCGCGTTCGGCATTGGTCATGCTCGCGGGGCCAGTAAGGCGAAAGCCAAAGCTGATCAGCAACGTACCGAAGAGAACGCCGCTGCAACTGTCGCCGCGGCAGAACGCCGTGCTGAAGTCACGAAAGGGGCCAGCGATGTACAGGAAGACGTTAAGCGTATGGGCGATGACGATGTTGATCGGGAGTTGCGCGAAAAGTTTACCCGCCCCGGTAGTAGTTGACACGGCCTGCAGCTGGGTGCGGATCATCTACCTGACTGACCACGATATCGATGTGTTGGATAAGCAGACCAAGCGTGACATCCTGGCGCACAACAAAGCAGTGCAGGCCAATTGCTCGCAGCTCACAGAGAAGGGTTCCAGGTAATTCAGCTACAAACGCAGAATACTTTAGGTATTGAAATTTACATGGCCACATGAACAAAAAATCAGAATACGAGACAACAGAGCGCTGAAAAATGAAAAGTTGGTATCTAAGTCAGGTGCATTAAGGCACTATGGATTTTCAATTCCTTCTATCTAAGAAGCTGCCCATGACAAGAAATTCACTCCCTCAACTTCCGCATGGTTATCGATACGGTGACGAGCACTCTATTCACCCTCATTGTGATGGGGATTATTTAGCTCCGCAGGGATGTGTTATCAAGTCCATTAACCTTGTAGATGGGGTGGTTATTTATGTGCCCATCCAACGCTACATCAAGCATCTAGATCTTTGGGTTAATGCCGAAGAAACTGTCGAATAAATTGTTAGTTACCGGCCTCGTTCGGGAGAGCTGAGAATTGCCATCAAAAGACCAGCAGAGATGCCTGGTGCTCTGGTTGAATGTTCCGGCAAGTTGAAAATGATTGGTTCAATGAGCTCTTTCGATATTTAAATGCTTTCGATAACTTAAATGAAGCTATCATCACGTTATCAATGCCTGCCAACACCAGAACGGCAGAGGTCAGTTAGCCGTATAGATGAACCTCTCCCGGGTGGCTCCTGAGAGATTCTTTATACGCTAGCTGGTAGTAACTAAAGGCCGCATATTTTTGCGGCCTTTTTCATCATTTGTAAAATGAAAGCCCTCAGGCGATTAACGATGCTCAGGACCATGGAAGTGATCTCCACCATGTCCGCCTCCATGGGGACCAGGGGGAAGGATACATCCTGAAAGTGACAGCGCACCACAGATCACAAAAACAGCAAGCATAATTCTTTTCATAATAACTCCTGAACTAAAGAGCCTTAATTCCAAAACATAAAAGTGAATATTTTATGGAGAATCAGTAATTCCTTTTTCTCCCTCACGTTAAATAGGAATAATCCATGGCAAAACCGGACTGGGGCGAGCTTCAGCAACGATTCCTGTCCGATCATGCCGCAACCGGCGTATCACCGAAGGATTGGTGTGAAGCACAGGGACTGAATTACGCTACCGCCCGCCGATACATCAAGAAACCCACTGCGCAAAAACCTGCGCAGAAGAAACTGCGCACTGCGCAAAAGGAAAAGTGCGCAGAAGAGCTGGTGGATGATGATGGCCTCACCGATCAGCAACGTTTATTTGTCGCAGAATACCTGAAGGACCACAACGCCACGCAGGCCGCTATCCGTGCCGGGTACAGCAAGAAGACTGCTGAACAAATTGGCTATCAGCTGCTTCAGAAAACTTCAGTTGCGCAGGCCATTGCGCAGCAGCAGAAAGCATCCATTGTGCGCACGCTTGGCAGCGCTGATGAAGTGCTTGAGCAGATGTGGCGGCTGGCAACATTCGACGCCAACCAACTTTCTCAGTATCGCCGCGGGAGCTGCCGTTACTGCTGGGGCTTCGGTCACCAGTATCAATGGCGCGATGCGGTTGAGTTCGAAGAGAAGCTGGCTGAGGCTTTAGCGAAGAAAGGGAAAGAGCCAAACGACAGAGGCGGCTACGGTTACGACCATACCAGCTCGCCTAACCCGAAATGTCCTCGCTGTAATGGTGATGGCATCGGCCAGCCTTTCTTCGCCGATACGCGCAAGCTGGCGCCTGATGCTGCACTTGCCTATTCCGGCGTTAAGCTCGGAAAGAACGGTGTGGAGATAACCGCTATCAGCCGCGAACGAATGTTCGAGGCGGTGATGAAGCGTCTCGGCCTGGCTGACAGTGAGTTCGCACAGCGCCTGCAGCAGATTGAAATCGAGCGCCGGCAACTGGAGATCGACAAGCTCCGCAAAGAGCTGGCCGCTGACCCGGAGGATGACGAACCAACGCCAGTTGCGATCAATATCAACGTAGTCGATGCGCGAGTGAGGGAAGAGGATGGCGATATCACCGACGCTTAACATCCCTCAGGCTAAATTCCTTGCGATGCAGTACAAGTTTAAGGCCTACGTCGCCGGCTTCGGTTCTGGCAAAACATGGGTCGGTTGCGGCGGTATCTGCAAAGGGATGTGGGAACACCCCAAAATCAACCAGGGTTACTTTGCGCCAACGTATCCGCAGATCCGTGACATCTTTTATCCCACTGTTGAGGAAGTGGCCCACGACTGGGGGCTGAATGTCAAAATCAACGAGGGGAACAAAGAGGTCCACTTCTACGCCGGTCGCCAGTACCGAGGAACGACGATTTGCCGCTCGATGGAGAAACCGCAAACCATCGTTGGTTTTAAAATCGGTAATGCCCTGATTGATGAGCTGGATGTAATGCCCGCCCAAAAGGCGCAGTTAGCCTGGCGAAAAATTATTGCCCGTATGCGTTACAACGTGGACGGTCTTCGTAACGGGATCGACGTCACCACGACGCCGGAAGGGTTTAAATTCGTTTATCAGCAGTTCGCAAAGGCTGTACGCGATAAGCCTTCGCTCTCAACGCTGTACGGCCTGGTGCAGGCCTCGACGTTCGACAACGAAAAGAATCTGCCGCCGGACTATATCCCGTCGCTAATGGAGTCATACCCGCCGGAGCTGATCAAGGCTTATCTCCGTGGCCAGTTCACCAACCTTACCAGCGGGACGATTTACCATCAGTTTGACCGTAAGCTGAATAACTGCAGTGAGGAAGAACAACCCGGTGAGCCGCTGTATATCGGCATGGATTTCAACGTCGGGAAGATGGCCGGGATTGTTCATGTATTACGTCTGGGGCTTCCATTTGCGGTTAATGAAATCGTAAAGGCTTACGACACCCCTGACATGATCCGCATCATCAAAGAGCGGTTCTGGCTCTACGACGGCAACGATTATCGCAAAGTTCGGGAAATTTATATTTACCCGGACGCTTCCGGCGATTCCCGCAAATCCAGCAATGCCAGCGCCACGGATATCGCTCAGCTTAAGCAGGCCGGCTTTAATGTGGTTGTTAATGCATCAAACCCGCCAGTGAAAGACCGCATCAACGCGATGAACGCCATGTTCTGCAATGGTAACGGTGAACGTCGCTACAAAGTGAATGTAAAGCGATGTCCGGTCTACACGGAATCACTTGAACAGCAGGTATGGGGTGACAACGGTGAGCCGGATAAAACGGCGGATAACGATCACCCCAACGATGCCGGCGGGTATTTCATTGTGAAGCAATTCCCGATCATCAAACCGACTGGAAAAGTCACCCAACTGCGGATGTAAAACCATGCCTGATATTTCAACGCCCAACCTCGACTATAACGACATGGTTGAGGCATGGGATATTAATGATGCGCTGATGGGCGGCACGCTGGAAATGCGCCGGCAGGGCAAGAAGTATCTCCCGAAATGGCCCAATGAAGACCCTGAAAGCTACAAAGAACGATTAGCGATTGCAACTCTGCTCCCTGCCTATGAAGAAGCGATCAAACAAAACATAGGGCGCGTATTTGCTGAACCTACGGTATTGAGCGAAAGCGCGCCCGAAAGCATCAGAAAGCTATCTACTGACATCGACATGGAAGGCAATCGCCTTGATGTGTGGGCGCAGCAATTCTTTAGCATCGGATTTCAGTATGGTCTGGTTCATGCGCTGGTGGACTATCCACGAGTGGATACTCAGTCCGTAAGAACAAAAGCTGATGAAATAGCAGCCGGGAGCAGGCCATACGTTACGATGCTGAACCCTCGACAGGTCATAGGCTGGAAGTCGAAAGTTGAAGGGGGAAAGGTCATCCTCACAGATTTGCGTATTCGTGAATCAATCATTGTTGATGGAGATGACTACGGGCAGACGAAGGTTGAACAAATTCGGCATATCATGCCCGGCAAGGTTGAAATATACCGCCGCAAAGCAGGCGATAATGGAGTAGCGCAATGGACGCTTCACGAAGAATGGGCAACCAGCCGTAACGATATTACGCTGGTAACGCTTTACACGAAACGCACTGGTTTCATGCGTGGATCACCCCCACTGCTTAATCTCGCCTTGCTGAATATCAAGCACTGGCAGAGTCAGAGTGAACAGGACAACATCCTTCATGTCGCTCGCGTGCCGTTGCTGGTGGCTTACGGTCTGGCTGATGGCGAAACGTTGACGATAGGTTCTTCCTCTGCGACTCGTTTCGATGACCGCCAGCGGCAGGGACTGGAATATGTCGAGCATACCGGGGCTGCGATTGAAGCCGGTAAGATTTCCCTTGAGGATCTGGAAAACCAGATGCGTCAGGCCGGCGCAAAACTGCTGCGCGCGGAAAACACATCGACTAAATCCTTAGACCAGACTCACGAAGAGCGGATGCAGGAGAATTCACCTCTCTACACCATGGCAAGCTCGCTTGAGGATGCGCTCGATAATATCCTGCAGATTATGGCGGAATGGCTGGGCGAGAAAGAAGGCGGCAATGTCGATGTACGCACCGAACTGGATGTTTCAGCCCAGACGTTTGATGCCGCAGCTGCAACAGCTGTTCAGTCGCTCCGCCAGGGTGGTGATATACGTCAGGTCGATGCTGTTCGCGTTTTGCAGGCCCTAAAATTTATCGATCCGGATGCGAAGCCCGAAGAGGTAATCGACGAGCTGCGAAATCAGCAGGTCACGCTGGCCGGCGGACTGAGTAACCCGGGTGGTGCAAATGGCAACGGCGAATGACAAGCTTCAGGATGAATCGATAGCGCATGCGATATGGATAGCGCGGTACAGCACCAGTGTTGCAAACAGGATGATAAAAATCCTGAATGACAGCGATGCGGAACTGACAGCCAGATTGCTGGTAGCGATGGATAGCCTGGATGCTGACAGCTTTACCGTGTCGCGACTGGAAGCGCTGCTCGTTAGTGTCAGAGCTCTCAATCGCGAGGCTGTGCAGTCAATGTACGCGGGTCTATCTGATGAGCTGCAGCAACTCGCTCAGCACGAAGCAGGCTTTCAGCTGAGCCTGTTCCAGTTTGCGATTCCTGATGATGTGCTATCGCTTCACCCGCTGGTGGGCATTTCACCGGATGCCGTTTACGCAACTGCGATGGCACAACCGTTTCAGGGGCGCCTGCTTTCGGAGTGGGCAGATAACCTTGAAGCTGACAGGATGGCAAGAATTTCCAATACAGTGCGGCAGGGTTTTCTCCTGGGCGATACGCATGAGCAAATCGCCAGAAAGGTCCGGGGTCATGCTAACCGTGGCTATCAGGATGGCGCGCTGCAGATGAGCCGCACCAATGCTGGCAGTATTGCAAAAACGGCTGTGGGGCATCTTGCTTCTACGGCCAGGAAAAGCTTTGCAGATGCGAACGATGACATTTTGAAGGGTAAGCAGTGGTTATCCACTTTGGATAACCGTACATCAAAAGACTGTCGGATTCGCGACCGCCTCAAGTACACACTGGATAACAAGCCGATCGGCCATAAGGTGCCGTATCTGCAGGGACCCGGGAAAATCCATTTCTGCTGTCGCAGCGTCGAAACCTACATCCTGAAATCGTCTGATGAGCTGGGTATTGCTGTTGGGCAAATATCAGATAGCTCACGTGCCAGCATGGACGGGCAGGTGCCTTCGGATACCGATTATCAGGGCTGGTTCTCGCGCCAGTCTTTCACGCGACAGTCCCAGATCGTTGGCGTAACCCGGGCCCGGCTGATTCGTGACGGCGGCATGTCGCCCGATGACTTCTACAACGACAAGGGCGAATGGCTGACTCTGGAGCAACTGCGTAACCTGGATGCTCGGGCGTTCAGCAACGCCAGACTTTAAAGCTTTTTAAGTCTTCAATCAGGCTGCCTCCGGGCGGCCTTTTTTATTGCCGTGATCCGGATGGTGAGCGGTGCAACGGTCGGATGACCACCGAAAAGGTAACCACATGAAACTGAAAACAGTCGAAGTTAACGGTAAAAGCTATGCAGAAGTCGATTCCAGCGGTTTACCCGTCTACGTCCACGATGACGGCCAGGAAGTTGGTTTTGATGCTGTGCAGGCCGTTGGGAAAATCTCCTCTCTGAATGGCGAGGCGAAATCTCATCGTGAAGCCAAAGAAGCCGCTGAAGCCAGTCTGGCTAAGTTTGCCAAAATCGGTGATCCGGCTAAGGCGCTCGAAGCGCTGGAGATGATGACTAAAATCGACCAGAAAAAACTGATCGACGCAGGCGCTGTTGATCAGGTTAAAGCAGATATCACCAAATCCTTCCAGGCCCAGCTTGATGAAGCTACTCAGCGTGCGACGACCCTTGAAGGCCAGCTTTATCAGGAAATGATCGGCGGTCGGTTCTCTGGCTCGAAATTCATCGCAGATAAAGTAGCAATTCCGGCAGATATGCTTCAGGCGCGGTTCGGTCAGTCCTTCAAAGTCGAGGACGGCAAAGTCGTTGCCTATGATGGCTCTGGCAACAAAATTTATTCCCGCTCGAAGCCGGGCGAACTGGCGGCCTTTGATGAGGCGCTGGAGTTCCTGGTGGAGCAGTACCCACAGAAAGACCACATTCTGAAGGCCAGCGGCAACCAGGGAGGCGGCTCACGGCAGTCTCAGCATTCACTCGGGCAGAAAACGATGAAACGCGATGCGTTTACCAGTTTGAGCCCGACAGATCAGCAATCAACTCTCAAAGACGGTATCACCATCGTCGATTAATTCTTTGCCAGCCGCCGGATGGCTGCTGGTGCCGGAGCTGGATAGCTCAACCAACCCTATATTTTAATCTCCAAGGAATCCATACACATGGCTAATACGCTTACCGGGTTGATCCCGACTATCTTCACGGCTCTGGATACCGTATCTCGCGAACAGGTCGGTTTTATCCCGGCTGTATCGCGTAATGCTAAAGCTGATGCGGCGGCGAAGGACCAGACTGTTACTGCGCCGGTTGCGCCACCGGCAACCACTGTTGATATTACCCCGGGGGCTACTGCGCCAAATGACGGCGACCAGACGATCGGCACCGTTGATGTCAAAATCACCAAATCCAAAATGGCCCCGGTCAAATGGAACGGTGAGGAACAACTGGCGCTGGGGCCCGCAGGGACATACAACACTATTCTTGCTGATCAGTTTAAGCAGGCTTTTCGCGCGCTGGCTAATGAGATGGATGCAGATCTCGCGGCTCTGTATTTCGCATCCTCTCGTGCTGTTGGTACGGCCGGCACCGCTCCTTTCGGTATTGCAGGTGATTTGTCGGATGCGGCAAATGCGCGCCAGGTTCTCTCTGACAACGGTTCGCCGACAACTGATCTGCAGATGGTTCTCGGTTCTTCGGCTATCGCAAACCTCCGCGGTAAACAGTCTGTTCTGTTCAAAGTAAACGAGTCTGGTACTGATGCGCTTCTGCGCGAAGGTATCGTGGGGCGACTGGAAGGATTCAACATCCACGAATCCGCGCATGTTAAGAAACGCGCTGCATCTCCGGCTGCCGGATACCTGGTGAATGGAGCAAAAGCTGAAGGCGATATTCTGATTGCCATTGATACCGGCACAGGTGCTTTTGCAGCGGGCGACATCGTGACGTTTGACGGGGATAGCAATAAATACCTTGTTGCTGCTGCGACGGCCACAGCAATCACCCTGGCTGCTCCTGGCTTACGTCAGGCACTGGCCGACAACACCGCTATTACCGCTGGTGGCGCCTACACCGCAAACATGGCGTTTGATCGCAATGCATTCCTGCTTGCATCCCGAACCCCGGCAATGCCTCAGGGCGGCGATACTGCGGATGATGTGATGAACGTTACTGACCCCGTATCTGGCATCACTTACCAGGTAGCACTGTACCGCCAGTATCGCCAGGTGCGTTACGAAGTCGGTTTGTCCTGGGGCGTAGCGGCAGTTAAGTCGGCGCACTCAGCGTTGTTGCTGGGCTGATAAACAGGGGCTTCGGCCCCTTTTTTTAGTGGAGGGCTAATGGCCGGATTAACAAAAGAGCAGCGCGCCCAACGAGCTGCTGAGCAAACTGCGTCTACGCAGGCGGATAACAACGAACCCGTATCGACCACATCGCAGCTGGTGGCGATGGTTACCGATTTCCCGGCATTCCCGGGTGCGCCCAATACCGCCAACGTTCACCCTGATGAAGTGGAGAACTGGAAGGCGCACGGCTGGAAAGAAATGGAGTGATGCATGATCACTTTCATCACCGTTGAAGACGTCAATTCGATTCTCGGTGCCACCTGGACAGATGAAAGCAAAAAAGCCAAATCTGTGCTGATGGCTAATACCTGGATGAATGGACTTAACCTGAAAATGCCGTGCGATAAGGCAACTCACGAAATCATCATTCCTGACGATGTGAAGCAGGCTGGCGCCTATGCAGCGCTAGCGGCCTCGAATGGTGGCCTTTATCAGCAGAAAACCGATTCTGGTATGTTGCTGAGTAAGACGGTAGATGCCGATGATGTCAGCGTTTCAAAGACCTTCGCGGAACTCGCTACCAACAGCTCGGCATTGCTTGATTCTGATCTGCAGCTGGCGCTTGCAATGCTAAAGCCCTATGGCGTTAGTCAGTCTCAGGTACGGCTGGTAAGGGGGTGATATGCAAAACACTTATGTGCATTATGCCGGTGACGGGCTCGGCCCTCGCGATGTGTTTGTGAATGGAAACCCGATCAATTATGTCGTTTACGCAAACCCGGCAAAGGGCGTTGTTGAGTTTGCACCTCATCCACTCCGGGCGAAACGAAATGGTGAAATCTATACCCGTAGGCTTCGCGGTTCTGTGATCGTTAAATTCCGTCATAGCGGTGGTGAATGCGATGGGTATACGTGATGAGTTGCAGACAGAAGTCGCCGCAGCATTCGATACTGATCTGCAGGATGCGGTTAAGGCGTTCACCGGCAGTTACACCGTTCGTGGTGCATGGGATCCGGTAACGGAAACCGGTAACGAAATGGTGGTGGCCTATTCAGGGCGCGGTGTTCTGGCTCGTTACAAACTCCGCCGTATCGATGGCGTTAACATTCTGCACGGTGACCTGAAATTAACCGCCCTGATTAACGAAGTGAACGACAAGCCGGCAGTCGGGCATATCATCACCGCACCGGATTCGATTACGGGTGAGCTTCAGCGTTACGAGATCATCACCGCTTCTGCCGACTCTGCCGGCGCTGCGTACTCCATTCAACTGCGGAGGGTGTGATATGGCTAAGGGCTGGAACATTGACCCGGCGGCATTCGCCGGGCTGGTGGCCGAAGATGTCAAACTACGCCAGCGGACAATCGCCATTCAACTGCTGAATGAAATTGTTCAACGGTCGCCAGTAGGAAACCCGGAGCTGTGGGCCATCAACGCGACCGCGGTTCAATACAACACAGCTGTTGGGGAATGGAACGAATCTCTTTATGCCGATCCCGCTAACCTGACCAAAACCGGAAGGCTCAGGAAGAAAGTCCGTGTTAATGACAGCATGGATATCAGGCGGCCGGCTGAGTATCGCGCAGGAACCTTCAGGGCATCGCATTTTGTCAGCATCGGCGAACCCGATCACTCCGTCCCGACCGAACCGGATCCGCGTGGAACAATGACGTTTCTTAATGGCAAAAATATCATTGACCAGGCGCCAGCCTACTCGGTGATTTACATCCAGTCGAACCTGCCTTACTCCGTGCCTCTGGAGAATGGTCACTCAACGCAGGCGCCAACAGGCGTCTATGCCGTCTCGTTTAATGGTGTGATTCAGGCCTACAAATGACCCTTACAGAAATCAGAAACGCTGTCATTTCCCGAATGGCGGCACAGACCGCTATTGCCTCTGATGCGGTGGATTATCCCAATGGTCCGGTATTTGACCCCAGCAACCGCGATATCTGGGCCCGCCTAACCAACATTGCTGGGCAGGCAGGCGCAACCGAGATCGGGGACGGTCCGGTAGTCCACAGGACGGGCTTACTCATCATTCAGCTGTTTGTTCCGGTCGGTTCCGGGACGTTGCTTATCTCCCGAACGGCCGATCAGCTAACGGAGCTATTCGAGTTTAAGGACGACGGAAAGCTGAGTTATTTCGCCGTTTCTGCTGTGCCGGCAGGTGAGACCGATGGCTGGTTACAGCTCAATCTTCAAATTCCTTATCGCGCTCTGTAGCGCACAAAAAACAGGAGGCTCCTGTGAGCTCAGGTGCAAAAGTAGTAGCCGCGTTTATTCGCGAGACAACGCCAGGAATCACGCCTACAGCAGGGGCGTGGAACCTGCTGCGTCGTTCTTCATTTGGTCTGAAACCAACGCAGAACACCAACGACAATGACGAAATCGCTGGTGACCGCATGGCGCAGGGTGTTTCACGCGGCACAGTGGATGTCGGCGGCGATGTCGGCACGCGGTTTCGCTGGAACCAGCATGATGATTTTCTTGCCAGCTGCTTCGGTTCCGAATGGGTAAATAACGTGCTGACGATGGGTAATGGTCGCATTACGTTCTCCGTGGCGACTTTTGCCAGTGATGTGGGGATCGCCCAGATTGCCCGCGGTTGTCAGGTTGGCACCTTCCAGATGGGAATCCCGGCCGATGGTGATATCACTGCAACCATTACATTTGCAGGGCTGGACTGGGAGACGAAGGGGGACGATACCTGCTATTTCACCACGCCAGTGGATTTAGCGGGGTCGCTGCGTTACTCCTTCAAGGAGGTCACGAACATCCGGCTGAATGGTGTTGATGGCGGGACAGGCTTCTGCGTCGACACCTTTAACATTCAGTTCAACAACAATATGCAGACTCAGCGCTGCATCGGTACCGGTTCGGCGTTCGCCGGCGCCAACATTCCGACAACCTTTACCCCGTCAGGTCAAATCACGCTGTCATGGTCAAAGGCAGCCTGGGAGGTTTACAAAAAAACGTTCACCGGCGAAACGGTGCCGTTTAGCTTCACCCTGGAGAATGCTGAAGGCGCCTATACCTTCGATTTCCCGGAAGTGCAGATCTCTGGCGACTGGCCGGATGCGGGGAGCACTGACATTGTTCAGGTTCAGCTGGATATCACCGCGGCCAATACTCCGCCAACTATCACCCGCGTTCCCAAAGTGCCGGCGACGGCAATCAGTGTTGCGCCAGCCACTTCAACTGGGGCCGTGGGATCTACTGTGACGTTAACCGCCACGCTTACGCCAGCTGATTCAACTGATACCGTCCAGTGGACGTCATCGGATCCGACTATCGCCAGCGTGGTTTCTACCGGGCAGAAAACAGCGAAAGTCACACGTAACGCAGCCGGTACTGCAACCATCACCGGTAAGGCCCGCACCTTTACCGCAACGTCTGAAATCACCGTTACCGCGCCTTAATTTACCTGGCCCGTTCTGCAGTCATCGCGGAACGGGCTTTTTTGGGAGTCTTTATGCTGATTATTTCTTCTCAAATTGATTTGAACGGAGAACGCTGGTTTTACCCTTACAAAAAGCCAGCAGGAAGTAAAAAGAAATTCACGCCGGAAGACGAGGCGCTATTTAAACTCCGTCTGCTGGTGGCCAGTAGCGAGAATCCACAATACCGCTCACGCAATGCGCTGGTGCGGCGCCATATCGACAAAATGGACGCGAGCTACCAGGTCGGTACGGATGCTTTCGATCTCGCCAGTGTGGGCGAGATTGACTCGGTTGATGATCTTCTCATCGACAATTGCGCGCGCTTTCTTCTGAAAGACTGGGAAGGCGTGGGGGAGCTGGTGGATGGTACGGAGACGGCGGTAGCGTATACACCGGAGCGTGGTGTTGCGTTACTGAAGCAAACCCCCTCTCTGTACTGGCTTATTCTGGCTGAGGCGGCGAATATTGCTCAGGGTAAGGAGCAGCAGACTCAGGAAACCGTAAAAAAGCCATAGAGGCCCAAAAGTGGCTAAAGGAATTCGCCGGCGAGCAGGGCGAGAAAGCAAAGTGGCGCAGGGAGAAACTAAATCTCCCGCCCATTCAGGAGCCTGAAATCGATGCAGTCACTGGGGAGATCCTCAACGCTTACGCCATGATATCGCGCGGCAGGAAGTATGCCGGCATGGCCGGAGTGCCGCTCCCTCTATCCCTGAATGATATTGAACTTTACCTGGCATCGCGCACCATCCTGATCGACCGCATTGAGTTTGACGCAGCGATACTGGCTCTTGATGATGCCTGGAGGGCTGAGTGGGCAGAGGCACAGAAACGTGCAGCAGATAAGAAAGGAAGCAACTGACCTACCATTAATGGTGGTCCATGCTACTAAAAGTCGATGATAGGATGTTTCCGATTGCAATCAAAGGAAACATATAATGAAAAAAGTCATCGCCTTGGCGCTTGGAGCGCTGTTACTTTCTGGTTGTACAGTGCGTGTTGCAGATTTGACTGTGGCGAGCACTAAAAATTACAACCTCAATGGGGGTAAGTTCTATAAAGGGAAACGTGTAACAGCAGAAGATAGCTATCCGGTTATCATCTTCCCTCTTGGCATCCCGAACGTTAAAACAGCCGCTGATCGAGCGATTGAAAAAGATCGCTGTGCAGTTGGTCTGTCTGACGTAGTTGTCACTCAACTTAACCACTCCTTCCTGTTCGGTAAGATTGGTCTGCGTGTTGAGGGTAATCTTGTGATTGACCGCAGCCTGCCGGGTTGTGAGAACGCAAGCTGAATGATAAAGCCACCATCGGGTGGCTTTTTAATTTATGGGGTAGACAAGTGAAGATTATTGGATACTTAGCGATTGTAATAGGGGTGATCTTTGCTGTATCGGCGCTATTTATGGATGTGACAGTAGCGACAAGCGGTGGCTATAGGGTTAACAATCTTGGATTAATGTCATCGCGCCAAAATTATATGATATTTGGAGGTTTCGTAGCCATCGCAGGTATCATTATTGCTCTGGTGGGAGATAAGCTAAAAGCGTCCGGAACTTCAGTCAAATGCCCTTACTGCGCAGAATTAATAAATTCCGAAGCGGTGAAGTGCAAGCATTGCGGGAGTGATGTAACTCCTTTGAAGATAATAGCTAACACTGACAATACTGGAGCTAGTGATAGGCTGGCTGATGTAAATGTAAAGTTAATCGCTGGAATTGCAATTACTGTCTTTGCGGTGATTATCGTAGCAATAATGTTTTACCGCCAATGAAGTAAAGACCCGACAGTTTCAAAAAGTTCCAACCTCGCTTTGGCGGGGTTTTTTATTGCCCGGAGAAAAGCACGTGACAGAACAAACCTCCCGCCTGGCCATTATTATTGACAGCTCTGGGGCAGAAAAGCAGGCTGACAATCTCGCAACTGCACTTGTAAAAATGACGCAGGCAGGTGAACGTGCTGCCACCAGTGCAGGGAAAGTGACAAAGGCCGCTGATGAAGAAAAACAGTCACTTTCTGAACTTTTAGATCGTATCGACCCGGTAAACGCCGCCCTGAACAAACTGGATAAACAACAGCAGGATCTTGCGAAATTCAAATCCAAGGGGATGGTAGATACCGATACATTCGATCTTTATTCAATGAAAATCGAGGAAACACGAAACAGGCTAACAGGATTTTGCGACGACCTTGGTAAAACCGGCCAATCCGCCGCCCAGACCGCCTATGCCATGCGCATGATCCCGGCGCAGATGACTGACATTATCGTCGGCTTATCTACGGGTCAGTCGCCGTTTATGGTGCTTATGCAGCAGGGCGGGCAGTTGAAAGATATGTTCGGCGGTATTGGCCCCGCGATTAAAGGTGTTGGCGGGTATGTGCTGGGGTTGATTAATCCTGTCACTCTGGCTGCCGCGGCTGTCGGTGTTCTTGGGCTGGCCTATTACAAAGGCTCTCAGGAGCAGGGCGAGTTCTATAAGTCACTGACCCTTAACGGTAATCTGGTTGGTAAAACCACCGGGCAACTAGCAGATATGGCCGCTCGGGTTTCAGTAGTTGCCAACTCAACTACTGGCGTGACCGCAGCCACACTGAACCAGATAGTTTCATCCGGGAAAGTGGCTGCAGAGTCATTGGAACGAGTAACAACTGCCGTGGTTGAAATCAGTGAAGCCACAGGCATCGCCACTGAAAAGCTGGTGGGTGATTTCAACGACATTGCTGCTGACCCGGTTGCAGCCATTACCAAACTTAACGACCAGTACCACTTTCTGACACTGGCAACCTACAACCAGATTAAAGCACTGCAGGATGAAGGTAATCAGCAGGATGCTGCACGGGTGGCTACTGATGCTTACGCCAATGCCATGCAGCAGCGTGCGAACGATATTCATCAGAATTTGGGGATTCTTGAACGTGCTTGGGACTCGCTTGCTAAAACGGCTAAAGGAGCATGGGATGCCATGCTTGATATAGGTCGCGAGCAAACCGGCACCGAGCGGATCTCTCAAATTCGTAAGGAATTAGATTGGATAGATAAGGCTGCAGGCGGGAAGCTATTTTTTGGTGGAAGAAAGGCTGAGCTCGAAGATGAGCTAAATAATCTGCAATCTCAAATCACAACAGAAGGCGTTTTAACTGAAATAATCAGTAGTCATGACAAAGCTGAACAGCAAAGAATTAAAACGCAGCAGGAAGCAGATCGCGTTAACCAGCAATATCTGAGCAATGCGGATAAGCGCAATAAAGCCATTAAGCAGCAAAGCGAGTTCCTGAAGGCAGGCGCAATTACTGCAGAGCAATATTCAAAAAATGTTTCTCGTATTAACGAGATGTACAAAGATCCGAAACCACCCAAGACGCCAAAGAGTAAAGCATATACCGAGGACGCAGCAACCCGGCTGCTTGATCAGATAAACCAGCAGACAGCTGCTTTGCAGTCCCAGCTGGATGCCAGTGACAAGCTTAACAGCGCAACCCAGGCGCGGGTAAAGTTCGAACAGCAAATTGCTGACCTCAAGTCTAAAACGCAGCTCACAGCCGACCAGAAGTCGATTCTATCCCGTTCAGATGAAATCCTCCAGGCGTATAAGCAGCAGGAGGCACTGCAAAATTCCGTAAAAACCCTGGACGATTACCGGAAGATGCAGGAACAGGTAAAGACGAAGGATGAGCGGACCAACGATCTGCTTAAAACCCGTCTTGAACTGCTGGAGAAGGCCAAAGCAACGGGGCAACTTAAACCCGGTGAATATGAAAAAACGCGGGCAGATATTTATCAAAACACCGATATGCAACTGCCCTCGACGGTTCGTAATGTTGTAGGAAACCTGACACCCACAGGAGGGCGACTCTCTGGAACTTTTGAGGGGATGCAGGGGCAAATCAACGAATATGACCAGGCTCAGCAAGAGCTCCAACGGTGGCTGGCAGCTCAGGAGGAAGCTTATGCGAAGGCCGGTGAAATAACTGCCGAGGGTGAGGCCAGAATGACCTCTATTCGTCAACGTGCGGCGGATGCAAATCAGGTCATAGAGGCTCAGAAAAACACCATCATATCTGCGGCCACGCAGTCCTTGTTTGACAGTACCGCCGACATCATGCGAACGGGGTTTGGTGAGCAATCGGCAATCTACAAGGTCGCTTTTGCTGCGAGCAAGGCATTCGCTATCGCGGACTCGATGGTGAAAATCCAGCAGGCTATAGCAAGCGGTGCAGTAAGCGCGCCTTATCCGGCCAACATCATCGCTATGGCCTCAATCGCTGCGCAGACCGCCAGTATCGTCTCAAATATTCAGGCTGTTTCAGGCGTTGGCTTCGCCTCCGGCGGTTACACCGGCCCCGGTGGTAAGTATCAGCCAGCGGGTATTGTTCACAAAGGAGAGTACGTCTTCGACCAGGCATCAACGAACCGGATCGGCGTGTCTCAGCTTGAGGCACTTCGAAATGGCCAACCGCTTGATGCAACTCTGGGGCGTACAGGGTTTGGTACTGGTGTTCAGAACGTTAACAGCGATAACCGTAGGCAAACAACTGTACACGCGCCGATTAATCAGGAGTTTCATCTCCAGGGTATTACTCCGGAGCAGTTGAGCGCTACACTCAATCAGAATAATCGACAGCTTTCCAGGCAGTTAAAAGGTGAACTCACAAAGGAGGTTACCATGCCACAAGGGGCTTTTGGCAACGCTCTAAAAGGAAACTATACACGACACGGTCCTAGGTAAGCTAAACTGCATTAGCTGAGACTTGATTAGGTAGGTAAGTCTAACAATCTGAGTAGGTGCAAGAAAACACAAGGATCTTATTAATGGAAGCGTTGTTAACATTTACATTTAAAGACTTTATAGCTTTTATGATTCCTCTTTTTATTGGCGGGCTTATCTTCAATAGGAGACGTAAACGTAAGGAGGTTCGAGTGAAGTTTTCATTTCTTTGGCTTGTTTTGATAGTTGGTGGAATTCTTGAAATATGTGATGAGATTTACACAACTTATTCCTATAGGCATAATCACTTATATAATAATGATACGCTTACAACCGTGTTTAACTATGATTTTGCAAAAATTGTTTTTTGTGGGGTTTTGATCTTTGTTTCTATTGCGCTTCTTCTTCAGGAGTTGCTTTTAAACAAGCAGTCACATTGACGTATATTTCCTGTCGGCACATCGCCCTTTTTTTTATTTTGATATGGGTCTGTGCCGAAACAATGTAAGCTCACATTAAAGTCAATAAAATTAATATATTGATAATGCTGTTTTTTCTGATTTCTTTTAGCTCTTAAGATGAGTTGATAAATATATCGCCTTGTGTGTTTGTGTCGATTTAATAAGATTTTTATCTTCGTTAATCTGAACCAAAAAATCAGAGATTTCTTCGGTTCCATCGTGCTTTATTCTGAAATGAATATCCTCCTGAGGTTAATGGTGAAATTGTATTCGAGATACTTTACCGGGAGACTGCATGACTGATATCTACTACCCGCATGACAGTCTTCCGATGCCATTACAGGAAGGATACGGATTCCAGCCTGTAAGCCCGTTAAAACGTACCCAGTTAATCACCGGCCGCGCGCGGCAAAGGCGAGCTTACACGTCCACGCCGACGCAGGCCAGTGTGTCATGGTTTATGGAGACTGACGGTCAGGCTCAGCTGTTTGAAGCCTGGTATAGGGAAAAAATAACGGATGGCGCTGACTGGTTTTATATGAAGCTACAAACCCCGCTGGGGGTGGAGTTTTATAAATGTCGGTTCACTGATATCTATGAGGGGCCAACACTGGTGGCGCCGATTTACTGGAAGTTCACAGCGACACTCGAACTCTGGAAACGACCTGTGCTGCCTGATGGATGGGCCGAGTTCCCTGACTTCATTGTGAACAGCGATATTCTTGATCTTGCAGTTAACAGGGAGTGGCCAAAGGCTTGATTAAAACCGTTTCACCTTCATAATAACCTGTGTCGATTTGTGGGAAAGTCCTTCATGCCGCTCCGTAGCCGGAGCGTGAAATAAAGTGAGGAATAGCGATCCTGCCGGTGAGGGTACACCCACATTCGACACCAATTTTTAAGGCCACCTTCGGGTGGCCTTTTTTATTGGGTAAAAATCATGACAAGGCTTAACAGGCTCTATGCCAGCAGCGGGCCGGAGGTGATCATTGAAACGCTGCAGATCACCGTTGGCTCAGATGTTCACTACCTGTGCCAGGGGTATGAGGATATTACGGCGACGACAGAGAGCGGCAATACCGTAACGTTTACCGCCTGCGCGATTGACATTGCGCTGCCGGCGCGCAACGCGGACGGTACGCAAGATTTGAAATTTGCCCTGTGCAATGTTGATGGTGTTGTGTCCACGACGATCCGCAATGCCCTGGCTAACAGGTTGTCTGCATCGCTGACATACCGCAGTTTTATCTCCACGGATTTAGCGGCCCCTGCGGAAGTGCCGTATACGCTGAAAATCAAGTCTGGTTACTGGACGGCGACAGAGGCGCAGATTACCGCGGGTTATATGAATATCCTTGATACCGCCTGGCCGCGTTACCGCTACACACTTCCTGTATTCCCCGGACTGCGTTATATCAGCTAAGGAACCCCAATGTTTAACCCTGATAAATACCGTTCAGTCACCTGGCTGAAGGGCGGGCGCGTATACCCGCAACTCGACTGTTTCGGCATTGTGAACGAGATACGCCGCGACCTGAATTTACCCGTCTGGCCCGATTTTGCAGGGGTCACCAAAGACGACGGCGGCCTCGACCGGGAAGCGCGCAGGATGATGCTTACCCTTGAGCGCTGCGAGCCCTGCGAAGGGGCCGGGGTGGCTTGTTATTCCGGATCAGCCGTCACCCATGTGGGGATCGTTGTCAGTATCGGTGGCCTGCTGCATGTGGCGGAATGCAATCCGGGAACGAACGTCACCTTTCTGCCGTTGCCGCGGTTTAAGCGCCGATTTGTCAAAGTGGAGTTCTGGCAATGACCATTCGTTTTTATCCTTCCCGGCTTCCCGGTGAACCTCTCGAAACGCATGAACATGGCGTAACCAGCCTTCGAAACTGGCTGGCGGTGAATGTTGAAGGTTACGAGGATCGGGATGTACCGCCGTTAACCATTGAGGTTGACGGTCTGTCCATTCCGCCAGGCGAGTGGGCTACTTGCGTGATCCACCCTGAAAGTGATGTCCGGCTTTATCCGGTGCCCTTCGGGCTGGAGGCCGCCACCATCGCGTGGATAGGTGTCGGCATCTCCGTTGCCGCTGCAGCCTATTCTCTGTTTATGATGAGCACCATCGATACGGGTGGCTATACCTCATCCACAGGGCGCAGTCTCGACCTGAACCCGGCGAAGGCAAATACCGCAAAGCTGGGTGATCCGATTCGCGAGGTGTTTGGCCGGGTGCGTATCTACCCTGATTATGTGGTCCAGCCTGTGACCCGGTTCGACGCTGCTGATCCTACGAAAATGCGCGTCCAGATGCTGCTGTGTCTCGGTGTCGGTGAACTGATTTATACCAATGGTGATATCCGGGTTGGCAGTACGCCAGCTTCAACGCTGCCGGGATTCAGCAACACCTATTTTCCGCCCGGCGTGGATGTTTCCGGCGATGAGCGCAGCGAGAACTGGTTCAACTCAACAGAGGTGGGTGGAACTTCAAGCGGAACAGGGCTGGACATGGCGCAGACCTCACCTGATTCCGACGATATTATCGCTGACAGCATGACGGTTTCTGGTGCATCCTTAACGTTTACAGGCCTTGATACGGATGATGGTGACGACGAGGACGATAATTCTCTTCCGAACAGCTGGGTAACGGGGGCCATAGTTGAAATTAAGGCGCCGACAAATTATCTGATCTCCACCTCTTCTGGTTACAGTGTTTTTGCCAGCTCGTTGCTTACCGAACTTGCTCCCGTAGCGGGTATGCCGGTGACGCTGAGTTTCAACAGCGTCGATTATGATCTCGTCATTGCGTCCTATACCCCAGGTCAGGAGGCGGTGCCTGGCGAGGGTGGCAGTGCAGCAAAAATTCAGGCCAGTGCGGCTCCCGTCACCTACGATTTTTCGACCAGCTCCAGTACGTTCATGATCACATGGCAGGGCACCACCTATACGGTGTCGCTGGTAGCGAACTACATCTCGATGTCGGGACTGCTGGCGGCCATCACTGAGGGGCTCACTGGCTCCGGCCTGGTCGCACGGGACAACGGCGGTACCGTACTGATAACCGAGGCGGCCAGTCCTTACGTGGGCGGGGCAATCACATCCTCCTCGCTGCCTGCAGCCGTTTTCGGTGATGCCCCCGTTTACACCTCCGGCACGGCATCAACCGGCGGCAGCCCGGCGGTAACGGCAAACGTGACGCTTGCGTATAACAGCACTACGGGAACCGCATTCTCGGGCATGCCTGAAGGTGTGCAACGGCTTTCACTTGCTCACCGCGGGAATGAGTACCAGATCGTCTCTGCCGACGGCACAACGGCAACAGTGGCGCGCCTGGTTAATGGGTCCGTTGATGAGTCGTGGCCGGGATTCACCGCCAGGACGATGATCGACTATGAGGCCACTGGTCTTAACGACACGCTGAGCTGGCTGGGGCCGTTCCTGGTTTGCCCTGAAAATGAGACCGTCGATATGTTCGAGGTGAATTTCTCTTTCCCGAACGGTATTTGCGGCTTTGACAGTAAGGGCAAAAAACGGATTCGCCACGTTGAGTGGGAGATTCAGTATCGCGTCTACGGTTCCGGATCGGGGTGGGTGAGTCACCAGGGCGAGTACGCGCTGAAAAACATCAACGGGTTAGGTTTCACTGAGCGGATCACCCTCAGTTCTCCGGGGCTGGTGGAAGTTCGCTGTCGTCGGCGCAATGAGCAGGGCTCAAACAACGCCAGGGATTCGATGTACTGGCAGGCACTGCGTGGGCGACTGCTGACACGTCCTTCATCCTATCCCGATATGTCGCTGATGGCGGTGACCGTTGAGACGGGCGGGAAGCTGGCGGCGCAGTCGGACCGCCGCGTAAACGTTGTGGCAACGCGTTCCTATGACTCAGGAACGGCCAGAACCATTTCGGGGGCGCTGCTGCATGTCGGGAGCTCGCTGGGGCTGGAGATGGACGTCGATACCATCAACGCGCTGGAGTCCGCGTACTGGACGCCACGGGGCGAAAATTTCGATTTCGCCACCGGCGACAGTATCTCGGCGCTGGAAATGCTGCAGATGATAGCCAGTGCCGGGAAATCCCGCTTCCTGTTAAGCGATGGTCTTGCGACGGTCAACCGCGAGGGGATTAAGCCCTGGACGGGGATCATAACGCCGTATGAGATGGTGGAGGAGCTGCAGAGCGGATTTACCGTGCCGTCCGACGATGATTTTGATGGTGTCGACGTGACGTACATCAACGGCGTCACCTGGGCAGAGGAGACTGTTAAATGTCGGACACCCGATAATCCCACGCCGGTGAAAATCGAGAACTACAAACTCGATGGGGTACTTTCTCAGGATCACGCCTACCAGATCGGCATGCGGCGCCTGATGAAATACCTGCAGCAGCGGGTGACGTTCCAGACCACCACCGAGCTGGACGCGCTGTGCTACAACCTGGGTGATCGCATCGTGCTCACGGATGATATTCCGGGGAACAACACGATTTCCTGTCTGGTGGAGGCGATGACAACGGCTGGTGGGGTGACAACCTTCACCGTTACGGAGCCGCTGGACTGGTCTTTCGAAAACCCCCGTGCGCTGATCCGCTATCAGGATGGCTCTGCATCCGGTCTGATGGTGGCGAGCAGAGTGGGGGATTATCAGTTGTCCGTTCCCCATCTGAGTGATTTTGATGACACATTGAAGATTGACCAGACTTCACCAGCCATTGAGCCAGTCCGCCTGGTGTTCTGCGGCTCAACGCGTCATGTCTATGACGCCATTGTTGAGGAGATTGCCCCACAATCAGACGGGACGTGTCAGGTTACCGCCAAAGAGTACCGCGCATCCTTCTACGACTACGACAACGCAAGTTATCCCGGCGACATTGCATAAAACAGAAATAACTCTCAACAACCCGCTTCGGCGGGTTTTTTTGTTATAGGGCGACTATGAGCACATATAAAACCGGCAATCCGCTGGGTTCGGCGGCTGTAAAAGATTTGTTTGATAACGCTGAGAATCTCGACTTTGCACTTAACAGCCTGACCGCCTTAATCTGGATCGATCGTCTGGGCAAAACGCGCCCCTCCTTCTTCGGAATGGAGTCGGCATTTGTCACACAGATTAACAGCCAACAAAGTCAGTTTGTTGCGATGCTTGAATCGCAGGGACAATTATTCAACAACCAGATTGGTTCACAGCATGATCAATTCACCGCACAAATTACGGGGCAAAGGGGTGAGTTTAACGATCTGCTGGCATCCTCTGGCTATTCATGGCTGGCTGACTATATTGATGGTCCCGTAACGTTTACTAATCGTAGTCAGGTGACAGTCTATAATGGCGTAGCATATCGACTCGCTGCCAGCACGCCTCTTGGATTCACGACAACCGGGACTACTGCTGAGAGTTGGGCAATTGATTCTCAAAATATGGTTGCTATTGGTGACAATGATATCCGTCAACAGGTCCAGTACCAGTTCGGACAGTGGCTTCCCTCTGCTGTATCAATTTTTAATATGACAGCAGATTACAGCTCTATTCGGGTGCGTGGGTTTTATTCAGCTAATGACGGGGGAGAGGGCACATGGATTACTACTGGCGTCATAGATCTGTCTCGCGCAGGAACCCACGTCATCACCGAGGCAAAAATATATAACGCAAATGGTATTGAATATCAGCTTCAGGTCGGAGTTGGTATGGGTATCATTAGCCCAAAAGCGAACGGGGCGAAAGAGGCCGCTGATTTTGATGAGACCCAGCTCGATACTGACGATTTTGTTTGTTTAGGCCAGGCCATTAACGGCATTATTAGCTCAATGCCACTGTGGATGCAGACCGGTAATAACATAAACACGCAAACCACCTACGCCAATATCACATTTAACATATCGTCCGGTATCTGGAGAATTGGCAAGGAGGCTGCGAAATTACGTTCTAATGTTGAGTACAACCTCGGTAACTCAACAATTTATGTCAGGGCGAGTGCATCCAGAAAATTCCAGGTTACGGGAAAATATCTCAACGGATTTGAGCACGCGATAGAGGATATTGAGGATGTATATCTGGCTCTGGGGGAAAAACTGTACTGGGAGTCTGTCAGTTTAGGGTTTACGAAAACTCATGGCGGTAAAATTATTGGCGACCATTTCCCGGGGACGCTTGATGCAGAGTGTACTGCTGGTATCGGTATTCTTGCCCTGAATCCGTGGTATTGCGCATTCGCGGATACCAGGATCGAGGGGTTCCGCGTAAATCTCGTCGGGATGCAGTGTCGAATTGACGAGGATGGCGTAATGTCCAGCGACATAATCCCGTACAAATCCACTGTCCTCCCCGAGAAAATAGGCAATTTCTACGGTTGTACATTCAACAATATGTATGTCAGTACCGCGCGGTATTGTTGCGTTCGCCTGCATATTGACTGGTGCCAGTGGATAGGTGGGACGATTTCTAATAATGGGCTCTGGGCTAGTTCACCAAGCGGCCAGCAGTGCGACTACTATTTAATCGAAACAGGGCATGGGTTTCATTGTTCAGGCGCGTACCTTAGTATCCCGGCGTACAACCCGACGGAGCGTAAACCGAACAAGTCCGTTATCGCTACAGGCGCTCGTGGTTCCGTCTATTCGGCCTGTTATATGGAAGATACCCCGTCCTACGTCACGATCCTGAATAAGTGGTGGAACGATGGCAACGAGAAGGGCTTCGGCTTAAATATCGACTGTATCGGGTCGCAGTATCGTCCTGACCGCACGTATAAATTCCTCACATTTGAGGATGGTGCGTTTGGTTATTACGACGAAAACGAAAACTGGGTTCCTCCGGCAGGCTACGGCTCGTACCCATCGACAAACGGTATTGACTTCGTTCGCTTCGGCAGCCCGACACACGATACTGGCGCATTCCCACATGGCGGATTTGACTTCAAATACGGCACCTATGGTGTGATGTACAACACCAATAGTACCTACGTGAATCCGCCTGATGTTGACAGCCTGCGCGGGCACAAAACCACCAAGGAGATGCTCTCTCCGTATGGGCTGATGGCGGCGAATGGCATCCTGCAACTACCGGTGTTGTCGCCGGCGATGCACAGCAATATCTGTATCTGGTACAAAGACCTGACCGGAAGTTTCGACCTTTCCAACATCGCCATCTGGACTAATGCCAACATTGACCAGAATTCCGCAGATACCGGGTACAACCAGAACCTGTTTTTTGCCCGAGCAGAAATGGCGATTGATTTTGGTAATGGCTATAAAATGGCGATTATCCAGAACCTGAAATGGAACAACAATGACGGCGTTGGCACAGCGGGCAGCCAGCAGTCATTGCAGTTTACTATCCCTGACACCACTCCCATTATTCTCAAGGCCGTTCAGGCTTTCACTGGTGGTATTCCGGTATTTCCTGTCGGGCTGGATTATCGTCCTGAGACGTCAGATTTGTGTGTGTGGGGTCACGTCAATCCAAATAACGGGTTCAAATATAACCTTTTTAAAAAGGTTGGCGGCGGGATTTTTATGCCGGAGGATGTTATCTACCCGTGGACAGCGCACCAGCGCGCAAACCCGGATTACAAGTTCGCGACAACTGTATATGAGGACTACGGCTACACCAACCTGCCGCTGATAATCAAAGGTGGGAATAGTATTGGTGCGTATTTTGCCAAGGAATTCACTGTATCAATCGTTGCGGTTGATTCCACTAATGGCCGAACTACTGTAGACGTGCCCGCCGCCTACAAGCCGTATGTGTTCATGGGTGTCCCTCTGAATGTCACCGGTGGTTCTTCTACCGGATATACGGGAGAAGTGCGCATTCATAAGCGCAACCTCAAAACTGATGGAACTCTTAGCGGACAATACGTCCTCGATACTGTTGTCGGTGCTGTTGGAGATACTCTGAATATCAACCAGCGAACGCTCACAGCGCGGACTTATCGTCGTGACTATACCGCAGACGCTTTGACAGCAAACGGCAGCTTTACCCTTCGTGGAACTACAATGCGCTTCGGGTATAACGCAGGGGCGACAGGCACGAGAGCGGTTGAGTTTTATGTCGGCGGGGCAACTACTAAATCTGCTGATATAACCGCATACGGGACCTCAATCGGTCTTAATGCCTCGGCCCTTGTCTTTGGGGGGAACATTGGCTTCAGTGCGACAAATACCTGGGATATAGGCTCCGCGGGTAATACCGTTAAAAATATCTACTCCCAGAACGCAGTAACTGTGGTGTCTGATAGAGACCACAAACCTGTAGTAGAAGCAATCCCAGATAATATTTTAGATATCTGGGGAACCATTCCGGCCGTACGCTATAAGTATGATTGGGCTATTGCGGAGAAAGGCGAGGATGGCGCTCGCTGGCATGTGGGCTACATTGCACAAGATATCGTTGAAGCGTTTGCAGCCGCAGGGGAAGATGCTACTGAATGGGCCTTGGTTGTCCATAACGAATGGGATGCCCAGCCAGAACAGGTGGAGTCATGGGATGACGAGTACGAAACCATTCCGGCGCAGTACGATGAGCAGGGGGTTAAGGTCTCTGAGGAAACGCAGGTTCTTGTACGCCAGGCAGGATCGCGCGTTATCAAGGAAGCAATACCGGCTGGTAGCGAGTGGCGGTTGGTGATGGACGAGTGCAGCGTAATGGAGAATGCTTATCAGCGCCGGAGACTTGAGCGCATAGAGGCGGCACTTTTGCTGTTGCAGAAGTAGCCACATTGCCCGGGAATGGATTCCCGGCAGCAGTTAGCCGATGTGATAGGTGTAGACGTGAAAACAATCTACAAGTACCTCCCGGCGACTTGAAGGCAAAGATTTCACTACTTTTCCTGATATGTTACGTTTGGCTTAATCAATTCATTCAGCTTTGAAAACAGTTTGGTTTGTTCGTGAACGGTAAGAAAACAATAAGTTTTGAACAATTTTTAACTATTAACAGCAATCTTGTTTCCATCTCAGATACATGGGCAGACTTGTGGGCGTTAATTTTTCACACAGGTTTAAGCGCTGGAAGGCTGCTGAGTATTCGATATGATGATATTGATGATGGCTTGATACTGATACGAAAACAGGGTCACCTGAAGGAGCTACGTGTTGAATCAACCCCTCCAGTGGAGGGGATCATTGCTCGTAGAAGAGAACGCTATCCAGAAGATGTTTTTTTATTTCAGAGCCATTCTAACCGTGTGAAGTACCAACGCCGGCCGGTCACTATAATTGCTTTCAACGCCGCTTTACGTCGCGCCGCTAGATCATTACCAGACGTTAACGTAAGCAGTAGTAGCGCGAGAAACATACCGGACTAAGCGCCTGTCCAGTAGCGTGCGGCCGATGTGACAGGCGTGTGAGTGAAGACGATTTACAAATATTTGCCAGTACAATACGGCGATAAAAAATCCCCTTGAGCAGGCACACTCAAGGGGAAAATACTACATAACATCATTGCTGTGTGCGTCTTTGCGCTCATCTATCTTCCAAGAAGATGCCTAAAGCTTCCAGATATTTCTGGTCTGAGCAGTTAAAACATCGGATCGGCGGCCTATGTGATAGGAGGGAGTGAAGACGATTTATAAATATTTACCAGCCGGTTAAGTTTGCTCACCTGCGAACCGTATGCAAGAGATCGCAGGTGAGCAATTTGCTATGAAGGCATTGCCATAGCTGAAAAATTTTAACCGCACCCTGTTTGTAAAACCATCAAACAGCTAAGGCCTGAAAACACTTTAAGACTTACATTACTCGTTACATCAATGTGTTACGGCAATGACATAAATTGATAGCCAGAGCCTATATTGATATGTCGCCCTGTTAAAAATACTGTATATAAAAACAGTATTAATGTGAGCGAGACTATTATGCAGTTCTACACTCCCGTTGAGTTACGTCAGATCATGCTGCTCCCGTTGTACAGCGACCTTGTGCAATGTGGTTTTCCAAGTCCTGCACAGGATTATGTTGAGCAACGCATCGATCTGAACGAGTTGCTCGTTAACCACCCCAGTGCGACGTATTTTGTCAAAGCCGCGGGCGACAGTATGAAAGACGCCGGCATAGGGGAGGGTGATCTTCTGGTCGTGGATAGCTCAAGAACAGCAGTTCACGGCGATATCGTTATCGCTGCAGTGGATGGGGAATTCACCGTTAAGAAGCTGCAGCTGCATCCGCGGGTTCAGCTTAACCCAATGAACCCTGCATATTCGCCGATAGTCGTCGGTAGCGAGGATACTCTCGATGTGTTCGGGGTGGTTACGTACATCATTAAATCGGCTGGCTGAAATGTTTGCACTTTGCGATGTGAACTCATTTTACGCATCGTGCGAGACCGTATTTCGTCCTGACCTGAAGGGGCGGCCGGTGGTCGTCCTGTCAAACAACGACGGCTGCGTGATCGCCCGTTCGCAAGAGGCTAAGCCCTTCGTCAAAATGGGTGAGCCTTATTTCAAGCAAAAGGACATGTTTCGCCGGCACGGTATTATCGCGTTTAGCAGCAACTATGAGCTTTATGCCGATATGTCCAACCGAGTGATGACAACGCTGGAGGAACTCTCTCCACGCTGCGAAATTTACAGTATTGATGAAGCATTTTGCGATCTGACTGGTGTGCGTAACTGTCGCGATCTTACCGACTTTGGCAGGGAAATTCGCGAGACGGTACTGCGCAGGACACACCTTACTGTCGGAGTGGGCATCGCCCAGACTAAAACCCTGGCGAAGCTGGCCAATCATGCTGCGAAACAGTGGCAGCGGCAGACCGGAGGAGTGGTGGATCTGTCTAATCAGGAAAGGCAGAGGAAGTTGATGGCTTTGCTTCCGGTGGATGAGGTCTGGGGAGTCGGGCGCCGCCTCAGTAAAAAACTGGAGGCAATGGGCATTAAAACAGTGCTTCAACTGGCGGATACAGATATCAGGTTTATCCGGAAGCATTTTAATGTGGTTCTGGAAAGAACAGTACGTGAGCTGCGTGGCGAGCCATGCCTTGGTCTTGAAGAATTCGCGCCGGTAAAGCAGGAAATTGTGTGCAGCCGTTCTTTCGGTGGCCGCATCACTGAATATCATGAAATGCGACAGGCGATATGCAGCTATGCATCGCGCGCAGCCGAGAAACTTCGCGGCGAGCATCAGTACTGCCGGTTTATCTCCGCTTTTGTCAAAACCAGCCCCTTTGCGCTCAACGAGCCATATTACGGCAACAGCGCATCTGTAAAGCTGCTTACGCCAACCCAGGATAGCCGGGACATAATTACCGCGGCGACGAAATGCCTCGATGCTATCTGGCGAGACGGGCACCGTTACCAGAAGGCCGGCGTGATGCTGGGCGATTTCTACAGCCAGGGCGTGGCACAGCTGAATCTTTTTGATGACAACGCACCGCGGAAGAACAGCGAAAAGTTAATGGAAGTCCTCGACCATCTCAATGCAAAGGATGGCAGGGGGACGCTCTATTTTGCGGGGCAGGGAATCCAGACTGCCTGGCAGATGAAGAGAGAAATGCTATCCCCGCGCTATACTACGAGGTTCTGTGACCTGCTCAAAGTTAGATGATTCGGCCATTAATGGTAATGGTGACGCTACTACAGTCCGCTTAGAGCGAAAAGCGGAAGTTGGCGGGACATGAGTCTCTACCTCAAGGTGTTCACCCAAAGGAATTATGCTCAAGTTATACACGTATAATTCTTCGACTATCTACTCCCTCAACGAGGTGTCAACTATTGCCTAGTAAAATCAGTTTACCTGGACATTTTTCAGCAGTATTATTGTCACGTAATGTTGCTTATTTCTGAGTTTATGCATTAAAAACTTAGCATTACAGGAAATAATATTATCATTATTTTTGCAAGGTGCGAATTCTATCAAGCTCGCATATTATTAAAAAATGCAAATGGATTACATACCATGAAAAGAGAAAAATCTATATTCACTAACTCTAGACTTTATCCTCAGGCATATGAAGCTCATGAGTCTTTCTTAAAATACCTTTTACTTACCGTCGAAAAGCCTTACAGGTGTCTTTTTAAGAAAAATGAAGAGAAGATAATTATTGAAAACATTCAAGTTTTGAATGAAATGATTGAAAAAATTGACAGAAAATGTACGAGAATCAGTCTTGAACTTGAGTCATATAGTACTATCCCTAAACTTATCGAGATTATATCAAAATATTATTATTCTACAACTTACAGCCACTTGGATTTGCCATACTTAGGAATGGGAGTCAAATCTGCGTTATGTTACTCATATGGCAATATAAGTACTGGGACAGGTTCCGCTAATGTTAAGGTGTTTCAGTTTATTGAATATTGCATGCTTAAAGAAAGCCTGATCGGCTTAAAAAATATTATGATCATCTCCCCTGGAGAAACAATAGAATTAACTTGTTATGGCATGCTATTATCTGATAGGTTAAGATCGATAGCTATTGATCTATCGAGTGTTAACAAGTCAGATCATAAAGGTTTACGACTTGGAAAGTATGGTGCTGATTTGTTCTTGAATAAAAACTCAGATTTTTTACGAAGTGTAATTGATGTTATTAATAAAAGAAATAATTTAATTCCTGATGTTTTTAAGAATACACCTTTTGAATACATTCCATTTAATGTTGAAACCAGAGATTTTTGGATAAAGAGTTATTTATACTTAAAACTATTAGTTTTTATAGCTTCAGTAAGGAAGTCAGTTGCAGACTCAGATTATACGGGGGTGGTTATTTTAAATGACTGCGCCATACTATTAAATGAACTAACTATGCCACTCATTGAAAAGGACTTGCAAAGATTAAATATGACATTCTTTTGGCAAAGGCCGTGGTTCAAAAAAAGAATTGGCAACTGGAATAGTAATATGATCAATGAAAGACCTATAGTTAGGATTGATAATAATTCGAAAGGTCTATATGCTACATCTGTAACTTTAATTTGTGATTCATTTAATTGGTTTTTGGAGTCATCCATTTTAAACTACTCAGAAAAATCGGCAGGTATAAATTTACCTCAGGAAATTTTCCAAAATGCAGTATCAAATAAATTTGAAGAAGATGTGGTTTCATTTTTAAAAGAACATGGCTTTAGAGCTGGCAAAGTTAGTGAAAATGCCACATGGTTTGTTGAAACACCAACTAAGCTCATAAATATCAATAATGAAAAAATCCCTGGTGAGATTGATTGCTTAGCAGTCAAAAATAAAAGTGTATTATTAATTGAATGTAAGGTGCTTACAGACGGGGTCGATGAAAATAAAATCCGCAATTTATCGAACAAACTTAATAATGATGATCAAGAATTGTTTTTCTATAAGCAAGAATGTAAATTCAATTGGTTAATGAACACGGTCGAATTTAGAAATGACTATAAGATAACAAAAATAGTCCTCCTTGATAAAAAGCATTTAGCGAAATTAAGTGATACTCATATAGTATTAACGTTTGACGAACTCAAAGAAATAGTTAGCAAGCAAGATTCCGTGATGTAATTGAATGCCTGTATCTTTAAGTATATTCTATCCAACTACTCCACAGCAGGAACACTTTACTTCCTGCTTTTCTGCTCTTTTGTAATGTTAAGATGTCTTACCTGACGGGTGTCAATTTATCACTGCATTATTATATGGGTATAAACTAAGATATTCATTACATTATCTACGGAAAATGACTTTTATTGTGAGCGGGTTATCAGATTAATTTTTTAACGGTAAATATCCAATATATAAAATGCCAGCGCTCCCTTTTCAGAGATTTTTCCAACTGCACCAAAGCCGCGAATCTGACTTTGCCCCCAATTGAAAAAAGTCCGCTCCTGGCACATTTCGGACGTTATCAAATCTATAGTCTTTAGATAGCCTCAATCAATTCAGGCCCCTGATTCTTCACGTTACCCACTGCGCGGGAAACCGGGTGCCATTTGAAATGATCTGCTGACAGAGCGCCATCTGCAATTATTTCCTCCGCCTCTTTCCCACCAACATCTTGCCACATCCATTCGCGCGCTGCTTCCGGTACCAAAACCAGCGGCCGGCGGTCATGAATATCGACCAGACCTTGGTCGGCAGCTGCAGTCACAATCAAAAATCCCTCAGCTTCATCGCCGCGCTCGAAAGGCACGCTGCCGATCGCCGCCAT